GGTAATATATCTGACGGTGAAAAGAATTTTATGATAAATTGTAATAATGTTTATTATTTATATTATCACAATTATATTGATAGAATATATTAATAAACTTTATCATAAAATAAAAAGGAGATTTTTTATAATATGACGCAGAAAAGAAAACATTTTTTAGAGCGATTAATTCGCAAAGAATATAACCAATTTGAAACAATGTTAATTGGTAAAGATAATAGTATTAGAATAATATCACAATTATTTAATTTATTATTGTATAAAATAGAATATTTATATTTTGCAAATAGAATAGATTATGATGAAAAGGTATTTATGAAACAATGTAATATAAATTACATGTATTATTATCATAAAATGATGAATAAAATTTATGGATAATTTGCATAAGTTTTCGTAAATTTTCGTAAATTACAGAAAATCAAATACGAAAAAGTTCATAAAATGTTCACAATTTAGCCATACTGCATTTACATTACTACTGTACTATATAATATGTAAAGAGGTAATACATCTTTTACAAAACGTTTGCTTTAATACTATGATACCGCACTATTGCTAGGCAATACGACACTCAATAGTGCGGACTCCTCAAAGAAAAAGGAAGTGATTAACATTGATAGAAACATTATATGCACAGCTTATTACAGACCCCAATACACAAAAGATTGAGGTTGAAACTGATAAACTAGGCGCTACTATAGAAACTATATATCGCGAGGATTGTAAAATTGCAATTCGTCATATAGCAGATGATTTTCTTTCCTGCATAATAGTCAAGAGATAGTAAAGCTATCATCAAATAGATTGCAAAAATCAACTTGACTACTACACCTTATGGTGTTACAACTTTATTACATTTAATTTTACAAATCATAGCACAAAGAAAAGGAGAAAAAAGACTATGAGAAAACCAATGGTTACACGTACAATTATTTCAACAACAGTCACAGCTTTATGCGTAAATCCACAGACTGCTGAGACATTCGAGCAGGAGTTTACACTTACTGGCAAGATTGCTGACAAGAACAAAGCATTAAAAATATCATCAAAACTTTACAACACAGATGCTTGCACACTTGTTGCAATTCGTTCACTCAAGGAAGTTAATGAACTTTATGGCATGGATGAAGCAGACTTCATCAAGGGCGCAAAGATACTTGACCCTGCTACACGTAAAGCGATTGAGACAGAGCAGTCAGACGCAGAATAAAAAAGAAAAGGAGATAAACAAACATGGCAATTACAATTAATTCACAGTCAAAGGATTTTACAGAGGTAGAGCAGTATTTAATGACATTAGATAGAGGTATTCAGTCATTAAAGGATGTAACGGACAACACAAGTATTTCAGTAGCAGGATATCTTACATTTACAGACGAAAAAGAAAACGGAGATAGCGTTGATATATTATCAATCATTACACCAGACAATGAGGTATTCTCTTGTCAGTCAGCTACTTTCAAGCGTAGTTTTGATAATATTGCTAACATTATGCATGGCAAATCATTCAGTGTTATTAAAGTTAGCGGTACAACGAAGGCAGGCAGGCCTTATATCGACTGTGCTCTTGATGTAAAATCAGTAAAATAAATTTTATTTTTCTGTTGGCCCTTGCTATTAAGTTAGCAGGGTCTTATTAATTCAGAGAGGAGAAAAATGAGTATGGCAAAGAAACGACTATCAAAAAATCAAAAAGCATATCAAGCTATATTAGACAAAGCAGAGCAACAAGGTATTAATACACAAGGGTTAAAAGCTTTTCCAAAAAGAATATCACAAAATACTTTGCAAGATTTACAATCAGAAATAGCACAAAGACAAAGCGCAGAAACTTATACAGTGACAGATAGTATTATTTCAAGATTGCAGGCTTTACCTAGTAAAAAACAAACATACACACATGGCGGTGAAGCTATAGACTATAATCTCGAAAATTTTTACTATACTGTTTTAGGAATTATAAAACAAATGCAAGAAGATTTTGGAAGTGAACAGTACGAGTATTATTTACAACAAAATGAAGAAGAAATTATATCTGCCATAGATAGTATAAATGAGAGTGTATATTCAGAAGTAGTGCAGGCAAAAACAGAAGATTTAATACCTTTATTATCAAATCACGATATGTCACGAATATCAGCAATACAATCTAATGACATTAACGAATATTTTGGATTTACTGATTTAGATAATATATGAGAAGCTATAGAAAATTTATGTGTGATTTTGAGACTACAGTATATGAGGGCCAGAAATCTACTGAAGTGTGGGCTAGTGCAAGCGTAGAATTATACACCGAAAACGTTCAGATTTTTCATTCTATAAATGAACAGTTTAATTATTTTAAGTCATTAGATTGTGACATAATAGCATACTATCACAATCTTAAATTTGACGGAAATTTTTGGCTATCATATTTATTAACAGATTTAAAATATAATCAAGCATATGAGTCATTTAATAAAGACGGAACACGAGGTGAATTTATGAAAGAAAAATACATGCAAAATAATACATTCAGATATACTATATCATCGATGGGTCAATGGTATATGGTTACTATTAAAGTTAATAATCATTTTATCGAATTAAGAGATAGCTTAAAGTTATTACCATTTTCAGTAAAGCAAATAGGAAAATCTTTTAAAACAAAGCACCAAAAATTAGATATGGAATATGTTGGCTACAGATATGCAGGTTGCAATATAACTGATAAAGAAAAGAAATATATAGCAAATGACGTATTAGTAGTTAAAGAAGCACTTGAACAGTTATTTAATGATGGACACGATAAATTAACAATAGGTTCGTGTTGTGTAGCAGAATATAAAAATTCTTTAGGCGCTTATGATTATAATGATTTATTCCCTGCGCTTGAGGAATTTACACTTGATAAAAATATTTATGGTTCGTCAAATGCAGACGAATATATACGGCACAGCTATAGAGGGGGTTGGTGCTATTTAGTAAAAGGAAAAGAAAATATTGTTAGACATAACGGAGTGACAGCTGATGTAAACTCTTTATATCCTAGTATGATGCACTCGCAAAGTGGTAATTATTTTCCAATAGGTAAACCATATTTTTGGACTGGTAATATAATACCTAACGAAGCAATAGGTGAAAATAAATATTATTTTTTAAGAATAAAAACACGCTTTTATATTAAAGAAAATATGTTGCCATTTATTCAAATAAAAGGTAATCATTTATATAAAGGTACAGAGTCATTAACAACTAGTGATGTATTAGATAAAAATGGAAACTACAATAGATACTATAAAGATATTAATGGTAACATAAAAGATACTACACAAATAATGACAGTAACAATGACAGATTATAAACTAATGTTAAAGCACTATGAACTAGTTGACTTTGAAATCTTAGACGGTTGTTGGTTTTATTCTGCTATAGGTATATTTGATAATTATATCAATCATTATGCAGAAATTAAAATGAATAGCAAAGGTGCAAAGCGTACAGAAGCAAAACTATTTCTCAATAATCTTTATGGTAAACTTGCTAGCAGTTCCAACAGTAGTTTTAAGGTTGCATATGTAAAAGAGGATGAAAGTATTGGTTTCTATATAGTCCCTGCTAATAATAAAAAGGTGGGGCATATAGCAACAGGTAGTGCAATAACATCCTATGCACGAAACTTTACGATAACAGCCGCTCAAAAAAATTACTATGGTGTAGATAAAGCAGGATTTATTTACGCTGACACTGACAGTATACATTGTGACTTGCCTGCTGATAAGATAAAAGGTATAACAGTAGACCCTGTGAAATTTTGCTGTTGGAAACTTGAAAGCAGTTGGGACACAGCTATTTTTACAAGACAGAAAACATACATAGAACACATAACTCACAATGATTTAGTTCCTATTGATGAACCATACAACGATATTAAATGCGCAGGAATGCCACAGAAATGCAAAGATTTATTTGACAAATCAATGCAGGGTTATGAAGCAAAGGAGAGTGATAATTATACGCAAAGTGAATTAAAATTTTTAGAAACAAAAAGAGACTATAGTGATTTTAAAGCTGGATTATGTGTCCCTGGAAAATTACTACCAAAAAGAATAAAAGGTGGTGTATTATTGGTGGACACGACATATGAAATGAGGTGAAACAATATGATAACATGGTTAGTTGATTTATATTACAGGCACAAAGCAAAGAAACATGAAAAAACTTGTAATCATATTTGCTGTTTTTGCAAGTACAGATATGATTGTGATTATTTTACAAGGGATAGATAAAATTATGAATGATAAAATGGAAAAAGTAGTACAAGAACTACGCAAAAGATTTAGAGGTTCAATCGAGTTTTATGATGTATCATATAAAGAGCAGTATAAAATAGAATATTGTTTAAATGGATTATACATTTCAAAGTTACTATCATACGATTTTATAAAGAAAAAAGATACAAGAGAAATTGTACTATCATTAAACATATTAATTGCAACAGATATACACAATCATTTTTACAAATAAGGAGATTATATTATGGAGAAATATTAAATTGTTATAAATAAAAAACAAAAAGGCAGGAGTAAAAACTCTTGCCTTTTCTATATCTATAACTATTGCAGAACACAAGCGCACAGCATTTACGACAATACAGACTAGCGTTATCTTCCAAACGTGCTACCTAGCAGTATCAAGTGAACATACAATAGCAGATACCTAATAACTAATAGTCTTAAATAAGACTTCTTTACATTTAAGGTTCTTAAATCTAAAACAACCTTTTTCAAAATAGTATCTCAATTGACTAATAAACAAATCATTCTGTTTTAGCATAACATAATTAATATCATGGTCATTAACAGTAACACTTATTTTACTTCTAAAGGTACTATCTGCTTTATCATCAATATATAAAAAACCTTGTTCACTAAATTGTTTCACAGCATAATCATGGTTCATATATCTTAGTGTAGCAATATACTTTCCTTTTCCTACTGGTGTATCAATAAAAGCAGTGTTATCATTTAAGTACACATTCTCACTTGAATATGCAACATACTGATTATTCTTAAATGCTCTATTAAAGCCACTTTCTTTTTGTGCTTTGCTTGCAGTTTCTATAAAACCACTTTCTAACACAAAACCGTCTCCTTTTAAGAAATTAGTTTCACTGTTTAATCTTTCAGATATTCCCAACTCTGTATAGTAAGGGTTGATAATGCTAACTGCATTACTTAACATATATACTGGAAGATACCTCGCTTGTTCTCCATGGCCTCTTGCTATACTGGTATGTACGCTAATAAATTTTCTTATTTCATCACTACAGTAGTGATTAGTTTCGCTCTGAAATTCATCGAATAGCATACTATCAGTATCACTAAGCAGGTGACTATATTTTTTCAACTGGTCTGCACTGTTTAAACTAATAGCATAACCACAATGTTGTTCATTTAAAAACAAACTATGATAGATACCACTCGCACATCTTTCACTTTCCATAGTATAGTTTCTAAAGAACAATGTCTGTAAATCCTTGAAGAATTTATTAGCTACGTCATCCAGTTCGTAATTATACCTATAGATTAAACAGAATTTTTTACCATATTTCAAAAATCTATTTATTAATAATCTGCCAAAGTATGTTGTCTTGCCACCGCTTCTATTAGTAGTACACATAAATAACTCAGGCTTTAACCCATTTATGTCTTTCATTGAAAGTAATTTAGTGCCGTCATAGTATTTATTTTCACTCATATTGCTGTACTCTTTTCTTAAAATTGCCTATATTTATCTCAATTTATTATAACATATATATTGCAAAATTTCAAGTAATATGATATAATTAAATAAAAAGAAAGGCGGTGAGTGTATGGAAACAATACAGGCTATTATGCAGGCTATCACAACAGTAGGATTTCCTATAGTAATGTGCTTATGTTTAGCATGGTATTGTATGAAACTTAATGATAGTCACAAGGCAGAAACAGATAAGTTTACTACAGCATTAAATGATAATACTATTGTATTGCAGAAATTATGTGACATTCTGAACGTAGAAAGAAGTGACAAGAATGAGTAAAGTTGATACTTACACAGATTATATGATTGCAATAGCAAATGACAATTCACACGGCTACTCACAGATTAACAGAGGTGGGAATCCTGACTTTGATTGTAGCTCATTAGTTGGACACGCACTTGCTACAGCAGGTTTTAATGTAAATGTAAACAGTACAACACGAAACTTGTACGAACAGTTAAAACGTTGTGGCTTTACTTCTTGCAACAGACCTTTTCAAAAAGGTGATATTCACTTAGCTGTAGGACATCATGTTTGTGTTTCAACAGATAGTGAGCATATAGTTCATGCAAGCATTGATGAAAATGGAACTACAAAAGGACGTAAAGCAGGAGACCAAACAGGTAAAGAAATTTGCATACGCAAATATTACACACCTAGTTATGGTTGGAGTTATCATTTACGTTATAACGAAGACAAAGGAAGTGTAGGCTATAATATGAATTTATTAAAAAAAGGTTCATCAAATAATGACGTAACAGTATTTGAAATTCTTATGACAAAGTTAGGATTTTATACTGGTAGCATTGATACAAAGTATGGCAAAGGTTGTGTAAATGCATGTGAGAAATTTCAGACAGAATATGATTTAACTGTTGACGGTGAGTGTGGTAAAAACACATGGAATAAACTTTTTAGTTTAGGTATAAGATAATGGCATGGATAGTTAAAGTTGGAGTAAGTGCATATTTAACACAATCTGAAATGGAAAACAACGCTACAGAGTTTTATGGATATTTTAACAGTAAAGGTTTTACCATTGAAAGTGTGGCAGGTATGCTAGGTAATCTTCAACAGGAGTCAAACATTAATCCGGGTATGAAACAAACAGCAAGTGCAAGTAGTGGTTGGGGTTTGATACAATGGTCACCTAGCAGTAACCTAACAGATTATGCAACAGCGCATGGCACTGACTGGGCAACTGGTGAAATACAAACACAGTTAATGTGGGATGAAATAATAAACGGATATGGTGGACAATGGATACCTAAGCCGTCACTCGGCTATGGATATACTGGTGCAGAGTTTTCAAAATTAACAGATGTTGCTGAAGCTTGCAAAGCATATTTATATGAAAGAGAACGTGCAGGAGTAGAAGCACTTGATAAACGTTTAACTTATGCAAGCAACTGGTATGAATACCTAACTGGAGTTACACCACCAACACCACCCACACCAATTAAGCGAAAACGTATGCCAGTTTGGATGATGTGCAGACCATTATTTTAAAAGAAAAGAGGTGAGAAAAATGGCAGTACTTTCACATGATGATTTTATGAGTGCAGTAAAAGGTTTAGCAGGTGATAACGCTGATGATAACACACTTACTATGATTGAGAATTTTACTGATACATTTAATGACCTTGAAACACGTGCAAGTGATACTACTGATTGGAAAGCAAAATATGAACAGAATGACAATGAGTGGAGAGAGAAATATAAAGCACGATTTTTTGAGGGCAAAGAGGGTACAGACCCTACAACAGTAATGAAAGACCAAAAGGAAGATATTACTGATGATGGTAAAGACATTTCCTTTGATGATTTATTTAAAGAAAGAGAGGACTAGGAATTATGGCTACAAAACCAAAAATTAAAACACTTACTAATTCAAGCGTTGACATCTTAAATGCAATAAGAAATAACGCAAGCACAAATTACAAAGATTATGTACCACAGGCTACAGCAGACTCTGACTCAATCAGAGAAATAGGTGCAGTAATTATGGACTACCCTGCTTTACAGAATGAGTTTTTGTCTGCTCTTGTAAACAGAATAGGCAGAGTAATTTTAACAAGCAAATCATACGACAATCCATGGGCTATGTTTAAAAAAGGTATGCTCGAGTTTGGTGAGTCTATCGAGGAAGTATTTGTTAATATCGCAAAACCGTTCCAGTTTGACCCACATGTTGCAGAGTCCAATGTATTCAAACGTGAAATTCCTGATGTACGTAGTGCTTTTCACGTTATGAACTATCAGAAATTCTACAAAGCTACAATCTCGAATGACCAGTTAAGGCAGGCTTTTTTGTCTATTGACGGTATTACAGATTTGATTGCTAAGATTGTAGATGCTATGTATACTGGTGCTAACTATGACGAGTTTCAGACTATGAAGTATATGCTTGCAAAGCATATTTTAAATGGTCTGATGAACCCAGTTACTATTCCTGCTATTAACACAGCAAACATGAATAGCATTGTTAGTACTATCAAGGGAGTATCAAACAAGTTTACTTTCCTTAACTCAAAGAATAACCTTGCAGGAGTTATGAACCATACACCTAAGCAGGAACAGTATTTGTTAGTCAATTCACAGTTTGATGCTACTATGAATGTTGAAGTACTTGCTAGTGCTTTTAATATGGATAGAGCAGAGTTTGACGGACATCATGTACTTGTAGATAGTTTCGGAGATTTAGATATCGAGAGATTAAATATTCTCTTTGCTGATGACCCAACTTATACAGAGATAAGCAAGGCAGAACTTGAAGCACTTGACGCTATACCTTGTGTAATGGTTGATAGTGACTGGTTCATGATATTCGACAACTATCAGAACTTTACAGAACAGTACAATGGTGAGGGACTGTTCTGGAACTACTGGTATCATGTATGGAAAACATTTTCCGTGTCTCCGTTCTCAAACAATGCGCTATTTGTTGCAGGTGCTCCTGCAGTCAAGAAAGTTACAGTTACACCTAGTACAGCTACAGTTAGTGCAGGTGGTCAGTTACAGTTAAGTGTTACTGTTGATACTGATAACTATGCACCACAGAGTGTTGTTTGGAGTATTGCAGAAGAGGGTGCTAAGGCTAGTATTTCAAGTACAGGTATGCTTAAAGTTAATAGTGATGCTGAAGCAGGAACTATTACTGTAAAGGCTACTAGCACGTTTGATAGTACTAAGTATGGCGAAGCAACTATTACAGTTGCGTAAAATAAGATATAGTAGGAGAGTGTAATTGCTCTCCTACTTTTAAAGGCGGTGAAGATATGCAAATACAACCTAATAGTATTATCAAATTATGCAGTGGTGTACCAATAGATAGCAGTTATAAAGATACTATTTACTTTGCAAGCAGGGGTGCGCAGAAAACTTATTTTGAAAGTAAAGTTAGCAAGACAATGGATAAAGCTAGTTTTCAGAGAATTAACGGTCAACAGGGTATTGTGAGAATGAGTGCAAATGCAGAAAGTATTTATGATTGTAATTATATGATGTTTCAAAATACTAACTATGGCAGTAAATGGTTTTATGCTTTTATTACTAATATTGAGTATGTGAACGATAAAGTTAGCAATGTATATTTTACTATTGATGTTATGCAAACATGGTTTCTTTTTGACTGCACTCTTAAAGAGAGTTTTGTTGAAAGAGAACATAGCAGTATTGATTATGCAGGCAGTAATATCGTAACAGAAAATATTGATACTGGGCCGATAGTTTGTAATGCTATAAGTAAAAGTGGGCATTTTGCAAGTTATAGTGCAGTAATAGCAACAACTTATGCAAAAGAGGGAACAAAAACTGGTGGCTATCAAGCCGGTTTATTTAGTGGTGTAGATTATATAGCAGGACGAATAGATAACAACGAGCAAGTACAAGCATTATTAACTTATTTAGATACAGCCACACAAGCTAACAAACAAGATAGCATTGTAAATATTTTTTTAATGCCAAGTGATTTTTACACAACAACTACACAGCCAAGTGTGCAAGTAAACGTAGTAGCAAAAAACACTAAAATTGGTGGTTATACACCAAAAAATAAAAAATTATTAACATACCCTTTTAACTATTTAGCAGTAGATTGTTGCGATAACTCTGCAATATATAGGTATGAATGGTTTGTAAAAAATACTTGTGATTTTGCTTTATACGGGAGTGTTGTAGGAAATCCACAAATAGCATTAGTTCCTATGGGTTATAATGGTACTAATGTTGATGAAGGTAATTATTCAGAAAAATTAGTTATGGGTGATTTTCCACAAGTGGCATGGTCTGTTGATGCTTATAAAGCATGGTTAGCTCAATCAGCTAGTAAATTAACTATGTCAGCTTTGTTAAATACTGGTACAGTTGTTGCAGGGATGGGTAGTTTTAATCCGGAATTAGCATTAAGTGGTGCAACTGGTTTAGTTGATAATGGTATAGATGCTATGTTAGCATACAGTAAACCACCACAGACAAGAGGAAGTAATAGTGGTTCAATTGATGTTGCTACACGCAACAAAGATTTTTACTTTAAACAAATGCAAGTAACACCACAATATGCTCATATTATTGATGAATATTTTGACAAATACGGCTATGCCACTAAAAGAGTAAAAGTACCGGACATAAAGAGTAGACCACATTGGAACTACACAAAAACACAGAATTGCTGTATAATAGGAAATGAATGTAACAATAATGATATAACTGAAATAAAAAATATATTTAACAATGGTATTACATTTTGGAAAAATGCTAGTGAAATAGGTAACTATTCATTAGATAACAGTCCTAGTTAGAAAAGAGGTGAGACAATGAGAAAAGGAAGAAAAGCACAAAGTGAAGCGTTCTTGCAAAATCAGCGAACATATCTACAGTATGTTAATAGACTAACAGAATTAAGCATATCAATGTTTGACTGGAAGAACTTACCTGATACTATTGACGCAAGGTTCTTAGAACTAGCACTTTTCAATGACGGAATGGCAGTATTTTTTAAAGATGAAGTTATGGGATATTTAGGCCTGCAAGTTATGATTGGCGGCGCTCTTGATGTTTACAGAATACCTATTACTAGGACAGCATTCGCACAAAATGGTTATCAAATGAAACTTGACCCTAACAACAGTGTTATTATCTTTAATAATATGCTTCATACTAACAGTATACTTGATGTGCAGGAAATGAGTAAAAGGATGTATGAAATACAGAGGACTATTGATGTGAATGTGATACAGCAAAAAACACCTAAAATTATTACTTGTACTGAAAATCAGAGATTGGTGATGAAAAATCTGTATGCACAGTATATGGGTAATGAACCATTCATTTTCGGTGATAAGAACTTAGACTTAAGCGGTATTAAAACGCTTGATACAACAAGCCCATACGTTGCCGATAAGCTGTATGAGTTAAAGACTCAATACTGGAATGAAGCGCTAACTTACTTAGGTATTAGTAATGTTAATACTATAAAGAAAGAAAGAATGATAACTGATGAAGTACAAAGAAACTTAGGTGGTACTATTGCTAGTAGGTATTCAAGACTGTTTATGAGACAGCAGGCATGCGAACAGATTAACAGAATGTTTGGGTTGAACATTAGTGTTGATTATAGAGAGGACATGCAGATACTTGATACTTATGATGTTGATAAAGCAGATTTGAGTAATGAAACTGACGTAGGCAAAGGTGGTGAGAATAGTGAGTAAGTATACAACAGAGGTGCGATTTATTTGTGAAAATAGTGCAGGCTTGAGTGAAAGTGAGGGCACAGATAATGTTGATAGTGTGTTAGATAAATGTTGGAATAAAATTTTTAATTTTAACTTTCCAATATTTGATGAAAACTATAGACAAGTTTTGTGCAGGAAGATATTAAAGCATTATTATACGAGGGAGATTGCACATGAGACTGTAGGTAGGTGGAAGCTTGCATTAAATGCTAAGCTCAATGAGATTATGCCTTATTATAATCAGTTGTATAAGAGCGAGTTGCTAGAGTTCAATCCTTTTTATGATGTTGATTTGACTAGAAGTAGAGAGGGCAGCGGTACAAGTAATAAGACAAGTAATAATACAGAAACTAATAGTGGTACAAGTAAAAATGTTAGTAGTGGTAGTGGTACAAGTAATACTGATACCTTGAATAGATTTAGTGATACACCACAGAATAGTATGGATACACAAGGAATTGCTGATAGTGTACCATTGACTACAGTTACTAAGGTGAATGAAGATAATACGACTACTAATGAAAGTACAGATACGTTGACAAGGAATGATAGTAAAACTGGAAATGGTACAGAAAATATTAATAGTACTGATAAATATATTGAAACAGTAAAAGGCAAACAAGGAACAGAAAATTATAGCAGTTTATTAAAAAAATTTAGAGAGACTTTTCTCAATATTGATATGATGATTATTGAGGATTGTAGTGATTGCTTCTTTACTTTATGGTAAAGGGAAAGCGAGGTAAAAATGAACGATTTAAGACCATTTAGATTTTGGTGTCAAAAGGTATTACCATTGGTGTATGATGATAGCTTAAGTTATTATGAGTTATTGTGTAAAGTTGTCGATTACTTGAATAAAACAATGGAAAATGTTAATAAATTAAGTGAGAACTTTGATGAACTACAAAGTGCATTTAATACACTTAAAACTTATGTTGACAACTATTTTAAAAATCTTGATGTGCAGGAAGAAATTAATAAGAAGCTTGACGAAATGGTAAAAAGTTGTGAATTAACATTAATATTCCAAAAATATTTTAACTTTTATGTTACACCACAAATGTATGGTGCTAAAGGAGACGGCATAAATGATGATACAGTATTTATTAAAAATGCTTTATCTTCGGGAAAAGCTGTTATTTTTCCTAGTGGCATTTATTTAATTTCAGAGACAATAGAAATAACAGATGATAAAACTATTATAGGATGTGGCATAACAAACACTACTATAACGTCAAATGGTAATGCAAGTATTTTTAACGTTACTGGTAAAAATAATGAAATTAAAAATATAGGAATAAAAGGTAGAATTAATACCAGTATTTTCACTAAACCTAGTTATGGAATAAATTTAAACTATGATAAGGGTGACGGCGCTGATAGTAGAAATACAATAATAAATGTTGAAATATATTATTTTCAAACTGGTATTAATATGTCCAATTCAAGTAGAAGCTGTGTATTAAATGAATGTAAAATTAGTTGGTGCGATAAAGCATTAAATTGTGTTGGTACTGACAATAATTTTAATGACATATTAGTATCATTTTGCAAAAGTGGTATTACATTATATAATAATAATTTGCTCACAAATAGTAAGTGTTTTGAAATATCATTAACTGCGTTATCTTTAACTGGCAGTAGAAATATGATAAGTAACTTTGATTTACAAGAGTTTTATGTTGGGTTATATATTGTTGGTAATAACAATAGCATTAATAATCTTTCATACAGTCACGCAGGTACTTACTATAATTTTGATACAAGTAAACCAGTTACTGACCATAGTGGCTTACTAATGACAATTGACGGAGCATATAACATTATTAACTACTTATATGATAGCACGGATAATTATTATATTGATACACTAATAAGAGGTAGTGGGTTGCATAACTATATTAATGGTGTAATTAACGATACTCATGCAACTAATATTTATACTTCCAATACTTTAAACTGGGAGTACAATAACACAATTATAAACAATTTTATTAATGTTAATTTTAATAAATTATTAGGTACAATTACAGAAATAAAAAATGAACTTACATTAGCATATTCTTTAAAAAAAGTTGTATTAAGAAGTACAGAATTACAAAAAGATAATGCTGTGTTATAC